CAGTAGCTGATGTGGTAGACCACGCTACCTTTGTCCAAGTCTCATTCGCAATAGCTTGGTTTCCACTCCCCGTAACAAAGAAAGATGGAGTGTTATCGCCACCCGCTGTAGCCCAAGCGTTATCACCTCTTAAAAAAGTAGTAGCATCCGCTGTCCCAGTTGCAGATAACATTGCAATATCGACAGCATCAGCAGCAATGGTAAGGGCTGTAGCCCCTGTTACATCGCCTGTATGCGTGGCATTGGTTACTTTAGCTGTATTAGCAGCAATCTCAGTATTGATTGAGTTAGCTAGTTTGTCGGCAGTTACGGCGTCATCAGCAATTTCTGATGTATCTATTGCTAATGTAGCCAGCTTACTTTGCGCTATCGCAGCAGTGCTTGAAACCATGTCATTGGTTATCGAGTTCTGCGCTGGGGTGATCGTAGTGCCTAGATCATTGATTCCGATTACTTCTAATTTATCTGTGGCGATTAATGCATCGGTTAATGTAAGGGTAGTCCCAGAAACTGAGTAGGCATCTTCCTGCTGTTTAACACCATTAATCGTTACAATTAATGATTGCTCGTTAGGAGCAACCCACGTTAACGTATGCGTAGCAGAAGTAGAACTTGTTACATCAAACCTGCGAATATCGCTAGACTTTTGATTTACTCTTCCTACATAAGACATTATGTTATCTCTAATATTCCAAGAACTGTTTCTAAATCATTATTTTCGCTTGCAGTCATATGCACATCGCCAGTTGCCTCCAAGTTTATAGGTTTATCTAAAACTAAACTCGATCCACCCGGAACCTGAATACCCTTTGCAACATAAAAGTAAGTATCAGAAGATGTGGCTCTTGCCTTAATATCTACATTAGCAGAATTAGTCTCATCTATATTTGAGACATAACACGAATGAATAATAGCTGTGTCTCCAGCGCTACTAGGAGCGGTATAGACGATAGCGCCACTTGTTGTTAATGCTGCGCCTTGGTTTTTAAATGTATTAGCCATTTAACCCCCTAGAGCAATTGCCATTGCAATCGCTGTGCCTTCTGCTTCAAATCCAGTAACAGCAGCCCATGATGAATCTGTGCCATCATTGGTTAAATACTTGCCACTCTGTCCAGACATATTTGGAATCTGAGCAGCAGTAGATGTGCTTGGAAATGTATTCTTTAGGACAAGTTTGATCATTTGCAAATGGTCGTCGCCCTGACTAACTGGGTCACTCGATGTGGGATTTGTATCAACTAATTGCGTAATCCACGAAGCCGATTCTAATGCCATGATATTCTCCTATGTCAGTTCAAAAATACCAGTGGCACTTGGTGTGACTGTTAACGTGTTATCTTCAGCAAGCGTAAACTGGGAAGAAGTAAGTTTTGAAAAGCATACCAACTTTCCACCTTCCTCATAAATAACAGCGTATTTGATATTAGCAATGCTTCCCCCGGTCGCAGTCCATACAACAGCAGTCGAATCGAAACGAAACACTCCAGCAGATGCGCCAGCAGCCCAAGTTCTTGCTGTTACTGAAGCGCCACCAGTTGTATATCCATAGCCATTAGCAACTTCACTACCAAGTGAAGCGTAAGTGGACAGAGCAGCATTGTTTAAATTAGTACTTCCTGCAGACGTATGTAATGACATTGTAAAACCAGTACCAGTTCCGGCTAAATCAAAATCAGCTTTGCCAAGATACTCCCTAAAGGAATTATAAAAACTCCAAGCAGTAGCAGCCATATTAGTTTACCTCCTCTTTTTTCCTTAATGAATCTGGATTCTTAATTATATGAGAGATTAGGCCATCTCCATGCACAATCATCTCATACGATTGTCCAGTCTTGGCTATCATGTCAACAAATTCCTTTGCTTGATGATAATGCGCAGCAGTACACCTAAATTGTTTTCCAGCAACTATTACATCTATTTCCTCTTCACCATCATTCTCATGCTGGCTATAAGCATGATGGTCTCCAAATATACAACTATCCCATCCGTAAATTTCAAACTTTTTAAATCCTAAAAGTCTAAAAAGATGAATCGCTCTCAAAGAAACTGTAGAACCACCCATTATAGGAAAGTACCTTCCGTCATAAGCCTCATCAAGAAGATCAGTATTTTCATCTCCAGCAACATGCCATATCCAAACATAGTTATCTTTGAGTTTCTCAAAAACAGATGGATGGCACTGAGAAGAAATAAAATACTTACAAGTGTCGATCTTTAAATCTACAAATCTGTTATTAAACTCTCTTGCGTCCAACATAACCATTGCAGAAGGAGTAACTCCATTCTTTATGCAATACTCATAGGAGCCATTGACTGTAATAACTGGCATTCCATTTCTTTTCTTCTCTTTCAGGTCTTCAAATGTATCTTTAAGAGAAGGACCGCCCAAAACTAAAGCAACTACTTTGTCCTGAGTTTCGTGTGGCTCAACCTGCTGAACACTAAGCTTAACATTTTGTTTGATATTCTCTCTTATAGATTCTTCATCTGTATTAAGAGAACAAATAATATCCGGAACTGGCGAACCAACTTTAACTAAGGGAGCGTATCCCTGCATAGAAGATTTAAGCACCTTTAAATTGCATCCTTACTTCAAGACCATTAGCAGCAGTACCCGAACAAATCGTATCAATATCAATACGAATAACATCGGCTGTACTTACTCCATTATTAACTCCAACCACTGGAGCCGTAGCAGCCGTAGATGAATCCACCTCACCAGTATCTATGGTTATCCCAGTAGACAACATATCATTACCATCGGTTTCATTATGAATCATTACAGTTGTAACGCCTGTTGTTCCTGCCGTATAAACGTGCGCTCCTATTTCTCCAGAGACAGTACTTAAATAAAGACCGTCAAGAGTTTGGGGAACTGTTATACGAGCAATCCCATTTCCAACATAAGTCGGAATTCCATCAGGAAGAGCCTTTATAACTAAAGTCCTATTAAAGAAAACAGTGTTGAGGGGCGCTATCTTTTTAACCGCTGCGGCAGATGCATCATAAATTGCTATAAAATCAGCAGTCTTATCCATAGAGGCAATTAGACCAAGATTATTTATAGTGTCGTCTTTGCCACTATTTAAGTTATTAAAATTCGCATCAACTTCATTATAAGTTAATGGAGAGCCTTTCCCCGCTCTCGTAACAATTGTGACTGGCATTTCAATAACTCCTGTAATTATAATTCATTTTCAGCATAACCAGCTACCCAGTAAAAAGGCTCAACATAAGGAAGAGCGCCGTAAGGAAAATCCCTTGGACTTTTTTCGTAAAACTTTCGCCCATTAGTCATCCTATAGGAAACTCTACGAGGTGGGCCTACTCTTCTTCCTCCTATTCTAAACCTTCTCATTAATATCTAGCCTCCGCTTCTGGCTCCAAAGAACGTCTTGTTCTTGATATAGGGGGCATTGGGTCCATGTCGTAAATTCTTGAAAGAGCATCTAGAAAATCTGGATGTATTGTAGGAAATAACATATATTCATTTCTTTTAACCCAATCAACTAGATCATACACCTTTCCTTCTTCATCTTTCCTTAAAATCTTTTTAGAGATCAAATACTCTTGCTTTTTAATTTTATAATCTTTTTGATGAGAGGTTAGCCTTTTCTCATCTGTTGGGTAAGGAAAGAAGAATGAGCCATCCTTTAAATCAGGCTCTAATCTTTGAATACGATCTCTCTTAGACTGAGGGCCACCACCGCCTGTCCAGTTTAGTTCGTAAACAGGAAATGAACTTCCGTCAATCCTCATCATTTCTTTAAAATGTTCTATATCAGACTGCGCCCCGTATCTTTCATAACCAACCTTAACTTCCCTCACTCCCGGCGCTCTCTTCCATTTTGATCTAAGCATCTTTAAAGCAGACCATCTCTCAGACAAAGAAAGCCTATGACAAATTCCATCAAGAAGAAACTTATTATAGTTCCCATCAATTCCAACAACAGCTATAGCGGTCCTATTAGATTCTCTTTTTCTTGAGTGAGCGGGATCACACATTATATAAGCATTCAGAGTGTAAGGTCGAATCTCCCACTCATTCCACCACTCAGCTTTAAATGAAACATCAGAACCAGCTATTGGATTTAGAAGTTGTTGACAAGCTACTGTATAAGTAGATGTTGTCTTTTTTATTTCTTCCCATCTTTCTGGCTGAAGAAAGATAGGCGCTCCATCCATTTTTCCATCTACAGTTGCCGGATGTATTCTTGGCTTCACTGCTGCCCGTTGCAAAATCGTTCCATAGGTATCGCCATAAGAATAACGAGTACCTGCATACTGGTAACGAGGATTATGGGTTGACCCCAAGTTTAATGACAATTCCCAAGAGAGCGTTGTCTTTGCTATTTGTTCTGGAGTATTAACTGATTCCTGAACCACTACGTCGTCATAAATAATAAGATCAAAATGTCGTCCAGTAGGCTGACCATCCACAAGTCCGTGGGCCTCAATAGTTTGTTCCTTCGGGTTAGCAAATCTCCTAACACATATCCCCTCATTCTCAGCCCATTTAGGAGCCTGAAGTCTGGGCTTATCCCATAGGATATCAGGATAGAGTTGTTTAAGCTTTTCATTAGAATCGAATTCCTGCATTATCTGTCGTAAAAAAGGTTTTGCTTGTCTAGCGGAATACGATAACAACCCTATCGTTATATCTGGGTTACATAAAATTTCCTGAATAGTACCCAAAAACGTAATAATCGAACTCTTGTAATGAAACCTTGCCCATAAATCTAAATGACTATCTGGAGAAGATTCTACCTCTCTACACCTTTCATATATCCAAGGATGAACCATGTCATGACGGTTGCACAAAAAGACCCCAAGATAATAACGATCCAACTGACCCAAAGTCCTAATAAAAGAATCGTCAATATTAGGATCGCGGTGACAATCGGCATAAGCCTCAATAACTCTATCAAAGGGAGCAACGTGCGCCCACTCAGCAAACTTTTTTGCAGCGTCTGCATTATTATTTTTATGCTGAACACCGTTTGCGATAATAGGCAACACGCAGCCACCCTACCTTATGTATAAAGCCAAAGTTCATCGGCCTCTGCTGCTCTTATCAATTCTCTCAAAAATTCACCATCTTGAATGGCTCTTTGAACAATTTGACTAGGCAACCCCGTTGCCCACGGATATTTTTTGTAAAACCATCCTAACTCCCCAGCTTCTCCTGTACTTCCATGCTGAAGCCAAATAGGATCAGTTCTGTCCAGTGGCACGGGTGGGCCATAAGGAATCTTTTTTCCGGTAAAAGGATTTGTAATCCATCCAACATTCTTTCGCCCTTCAGTTACCCAGTCCCACCTTTCATGCGGTCCTTCGCCTTGCCAATTTTTATAAAACGCCTGTTGTCCACCTTCAATCCATTTCTCTCTTGGGGATAAATTACTTTTAGGAAGCTTGTCTAACAAAAAACCGCCGGGAAGAAATTTAGTTAATCCAGCTATCTTTGCTTTTAAAGCTTGCTCTTTTAAATAATCTTCCTCACCAGCAACC